CAGAAGTAGCTGGAGCTGATTTATTATTACCCAATGTAAATGGTTTCTTTTTGGTCTCCACGCTACCCTGTAATTTAGGTAACCATTCTCTTTCAAACTCAATCCTAGCAGCCATTAAATCCGCCTGATGTACAATAAAAGGTAATGATGTACGTGGTTTTTGTTCGGGCATATAAGTCATTAGATATTTCTTATTTGCCTCATCATATAAACCATCATGTGTTTGAATAGTAATCATTTCATTAAATGTATACTGGATGCCATGAGATTGGAGTAAGAATAAACCACGATCGGGAACAGAAGCAAATGAAACTTTAGTATTAAACATATAGTCTTCACCTAATTTTTCACGTCTCCAATTATCAGTCTGGGGTATGTATGATTCATTTTCCTCATCTCCCATTTTACCTAAATCATGGTTTAAAGCCGAAAATACTAATTCTTCTTTTGTATAAGTAGTAGCATCACAACCCATTGAAACCCATAAATCATTAAGGTGAAGAGCACAAGTAATAACTCTATTTACATGTTCTACATACCCTCCAGGAAAAGCATTGTGATATTCTTTTTTATGAGCGGCAGGCATTAACATCAAACGCTCACTATATTTTTCATAAAATTCAATTAATTTAGTTTTACGAGGTTCGGAAATATGATCCTCAATAAAGCCCATTAGTCGCAACCAATTCTGTTGGATTTGTTCTGCTGTTAAATTCATAACTTAAAATTTATTAATTTCTCCCGGACCTAAAGGTTCCTGTTGTAAAAATGATTTAGCATCATCTAATGATTCACGAAGTGTAATTAATACCTCTTCTACTTGTTCTCTTGAACCACCACGATTCAAAAAGAAATGAATCTTCTGTACTTCCCCCTCTGCTCTTTCCAACCTTCTCATTATTATTTCTCTATTTTTCATATTTTTTCTTTTCCCGTGATTGGAATATAATATTGAAAGTAAGATACTCCAAGCTTAAGTTAAGAGAAGTTTTATAAATTCTAAATTCTTTTTGAGGTGTGAGCATTTTTCATATTCTTCTTGCTCTTGAAAATAACTTATTGATAACTCTAAGGCAACTTTAAGATGTATATCGGCAAATCTATATAATGCTTCTTGGGCAACCAAATTATTTGGATCTACTTTTTGAATATAACTCCAAGCTCTATTAAATACTACAAATTCACCTGCTCTATCAACATCAATAACATCTAATCCTTCTTCCATTTGATCAAAAAATTTAAGTATCTGAGTATTAAATACTTGATGGTTTTGGATTAATTTCTTAAACATCCCCACCCAGAATAAAGGATGATTTTTATAATCTAATGAAACATCGACAGCTTGAGCTTTTTCCTTTAAGGAATCAAACTCACCACCATTAAATAAATTAAATATTTTATCGATATTCACATTAATACATATTATCGTTATATAGTTTTATATAATGTATATATTAAACGATCTTATAATATTCGCAGATCGCGTCGAAAATCAATAAATTATTTCAATAACGCGTAATATTCTTTAAAATGTTTAATACGGTCAGCTAAACCAATAGTACCTCCATTTACACGTTTTGTTACTAAAGTTACAGTAGCATCATCTGCTCCTTTATCACAAATACTCCAAAGTCCATTTTTGTTAAAAAACCAAGCAGCTGACATTAAAGGATATTTAGTTGCTACTAAATCAGGATTTCCTAAAATATCATCATCTACAAATTTATCAAAAGCCGTATAATTATCTTTTCCTGTTAATTGAATATAACCACGACCTCTAAACTTGTATCCCTCTTTAGTAGCTTCAGGACCATTACCCATTCTACCTCCATAAACTTTAGAAGCAATCATTTCTGGTTTACGCTCATATTGAGCAGCAGTAGCAGCATTAAAGTATTTAGGAAAAGTACCTAATAAACCTTTAGCACCATAATTTAAATTTTCATTTACAGCTTTAAATCCTCCTGATTCATGACCACACTGAGATAAAAAGTGGGCAAGTCTTAAAGGATTAGTAATACCAAACTTAATAGCAGTATCCGGAATCATAGAAATAACTGAATCAGGAACATGTCCTTTTAAAGCAGCTAATTTAAAAGAAGAAGCAGGAACAGCTACAGGGGTACTTCCTTCACTAGGGAACATTTTTCCCCAACTCCCATCTCCTACAATACCATCTGCTGTTAAATTATTAGCAGCTTGCCATTCTTTTACTTTAATTTCAGTACCAGGACCAAAAATTCCATCAGCAACTAAACCTAATTTAGCTTGTAATTTTTTAACGTCTTCACCGTTTGAACCATTTTTTAATAGCATATTTATTTATCTTTATGTTTATCTATTTTTTCTAAAATTGTATTTAATACAGAATGTTTTATAAAACCAGCATTTGAAGCATTTTTTAAAGCACTAACTAATTGAAAAATTATAAATGGCATTATAATAGTTTCGGAGAGCCATGATGTACCTGGAAATCCTATTTCTACCATTAGTACTACAGTTAATATAACTAACCAAGTAAATGTTGTTTTTAATACTTTTAATGCTTTATAGGTTTTAAAACCTTCTTTCTTTACACCAGCAACTATACCAAAAAACCCATCCATAAAAGCCACCGCCACGACCGCCAAATATTGCTCACTATTATCCATAGCTAATCCTCCGAAATAGCTACAAACAAACGAACAAGTTGCGGTTAATGATAATAGTAAAACTAGTAACGTAGACTTCATTATTCCTCTATAGGACCTTCCTCGTCCTCTTTTTTCTTACCATTTTTCATGTTCATAAATTTATCAACCGAAGCGATACCAAATGAACCTAAAATAATCACCATAAATCCATCAAAGATAAATTCATTAATTACTAAAGCAGTTCCCATGTATCCTGTTACTAGGTCTACAATAAGAGCAATACAAAGCATAAAGAAAGCGATAAAACCTACTAATGCTTTCTCATTGATTGAGTTGTTGTCGTCGAATAATTGTTTAAAGAAATTTTTCATATTATAGTTGTTTTGTTGTTTTTGTTAAACTTTCTTGTAACGCTTTCGAGAACGCCTTTCGGTTTAACGGAACTTCATTATTTTCAACATTTAAAAATGCTGCGAAAATAAAGGTTTTTCTAACACCAACTGATTTAAAACAACTATTTCCTATACATATTGTAGTTTCTACAAAATAGTCTTTCTTTAACCATTGTAGACCCATTATATTTACTATTTGTTGAGGTGAGTAAATACTATCTATACTCACTTGGGTTATAAAAGCCACTCCTGAGTCAACAGGGGTATATCCTTTTTCAATTAATAATTCTTCAACAGTTTCTTTAACACCAAAAGTAACATCTCTATCTCCAATTTTTTGGATATGTTGAGCATTGCTTACTTGAACATTTACCTTTGTAGTATCGGAAGGTGTTAAAGCTAATAATATAGGAAATAAAAAATTTAACATCTTTTATAAATATTAATAAGTTACAGAACCAGAATATCCAGGAGCTATAATATAAAGATTTAATGTTCCTCCTGAAGTTAGGGTTGAGGTTGTATGGGTAGTTACTCCTGGATAAGTTACTCTTACATTTGTTGTAGATGAGGTGATTGCGTTATACTGAGAAGTAGTGAATATTCTTACATCAGGAGCTATTCTCCATTTAGAAAACCTACCGGCCTTTCTTGCAGCGATGTAGTATTTGTCTGCAACAGAAATTACTCCATCATCATTTACATCAAACATATGAAAAGATAAACCATTCCTAATTATCTTGCCTAATATGACATTAGAGACTCCTTGAATATCTGAAGTAGTGTAAGCTTGAATTCTAGTCGGAGCATCTATCTGAATTGTGAATTGATCCCCTGCTACCGTAGTTCTTGAAAAAGAATAGTACCCTGATGAGTTTGTGTAGGCAGTAGCCTCTAGTGAACTAGAAGACGTTGTAGTAGTAGAGGAGGTATTTATTTCCCAAGTAGTACTAGAAAATGTACCTGCTGTTACTAATGTACTTGCCATCCACACACTACCTGTAGATATACCCATTATTTCTTGATTAG